AACCAGACAGTAGAATATTTGTCGAACTCAGAGCCTTCTAAGATAAACTCCTGATAGATATTGTCAGCAGAACACATGAAAATGACACCTTTACGTATCTTTGTACCGTGTACTTCATTATGTGCGTTAGCATAGGCTGCTAATTGAACAAAGTAGTCTTCGATCCACTCACGCTTTTTAGGTTTATTAGTTTGTTTATGATCCATGATAGCTTCATTGCCATCATGTATACCTACTAAGTCTGTCGTCCCTGCATAAATCTTCGGAAAGTAGAGCGGCACTTCTGTACCCCACCATTCACTGCAGTTAACAAGACCTTGATTAATGATAGTTTGCGCCATAATATGGCTTTGCAAGCTATACGGATTGCTTCCGGGCTCACCTGTTGCTCCTGTCTTAATATAATTCTCAAGCCATTTGTGCATTCGTGTTCCACGGCCTGCGGCTTCAGTTGTAATCTCTTGTGCTTTTTGATGTCCTACTCGGTTACGCCACTCTTGCAAAGCTTTTTTACTTTCTTCACTTTTAGTAGCTTCTAATACAGTAGTAACACTGGGTAGTTTTTCACCATCCGGAGTAGCATAGCGGCGTTTGCCGTCTACTTCCACTCTACTCATGGGAACGTAGTTATATTTATTTGGTATGTACATATGGTAATTGTACTACACTTTTACATGTAATACAATCTAAAAGGTCAATTTAATGCTTTGTTTGCCATTTGTTTACGAATTTTTTCGTTTTCGTCCGGGCTCGGATCTGGTCCAATTTGTTCATCGCCCTTAAATGTAACTGTGTCATCGTTAATATCAGCTATGATATTTTTAAGTGGCTCTTTTTTTACGATATCAAAAAGATCAGATTTGCCTAGTGCAACACCCTGATCTTTTAACATTCTTAAGAATTCGTCTGTTGATAATGGTTGTTGCGAACCTTGAAATAGGCTTTTAAGTTGACTAGTAACTGCCGTCAACTTAACACGCAACGGATCATTATCCGCGAATTCGTATATTCTCATTTTAGCGTTTAGCTCTGCCGACTGGAGATTCTGGTTCTTCTTCAGGCTCTTCTGGTAATTCAGGACCAGCATCTGCTCCCATATCACCACCGACTTCAAGGTCGTCACCTGACATGTCTTGCCCGCCCATATCAGCACCCATGTCACCACCCATGTCACCACCCATGTCACCACCCATTTCTCCACCACCGAAACCACCACCTTGACCAGTGATAGAACCTAGTGCACCTTGCAATCCTGTTTTAGATTGTGTTAGTGATTGTTGTAATGCGCTCAATGCTTCGGATACTTGGCTGTTAAATTGCTCACCTTCGCTTGTACCAAACTCGCTGTTGACACCGTCAACAACTGCAGGTAGTTCTTTGACTAGCATGTCAGATACTTGCTCAATCATTTTTTGCATTGCATCGACCATTTCTTGTGCGGCTAAAACAACCTGTGACTTCTCAACTTCTTCGTTTTCTACAACGATGCGTTGATTGTACATAGGCATTGCTTTAAGTTCACCGTAGTGATGAGTTAATGCTTGTTCCATGAATATCAATTTAAGATACGCTGAATTCTTTTCTGTACCAACTCCGCTTTTATTGGATTTGGTCTCGTTAATCAAGCCTCGTACCTTGTTTAGCATACGCTTAGTCTCAAAAGGTCCTAACTTATCCACACTGAATGTTTGGTTAAATTGTTCTTTTAAGGCTTGCTTAGCCATTAAACTTGGTTTCATGTTAAATTCTGTAAGTTTCATAGTGTTTTCCCAGAGTACTAATATTGTATTTATCAGTTTTGAATTATTTTGTGGTTTGCTCGGCAAATTTGCTCTGCTGCCACTTTTGCATTTTTCTTATATGAAGGTCCAATTCACATGTTAATTCTTTTTTCTTTATAGTGTTGGTCTGTAACTTATTCAAGTAGATAGCTTTCATATCTACATCTTTGGATTTTTTGTACATTTTTTTGTATAACTCTATATTGAATTCAGAACTATTTATTTGCTTATCAAGCATACTGACTTTATTAGATTCCATTATAAGATTTCTATGATCCATAGTAGCCCATGTTACTGCCGTCTTTAAGTCGCTGAAAGTGTTAATCTGTTCATTTCCTATATGTACGCTATAACAATCTCTTTCTTTAAGTATCACATATATACCAAACAACAAATATTCCCCATTACCATTGGGCAGTATCAATGACTTGAGTAGTTTTGTTGTTCTAGGAGAACTAATAATGTTAGTTAGTGCTGTGAACAGCTTATTTTCATCAATCATGTAACACCTCAAAGTATATATTTTTAAGCTCAGGACTTATATCTAAGAAATTAGGTAACTTGTCCCACTCATTCAATTTAGTAAGCATTGGTACGCTATCACAGTCAGTGTACAATGCTCCTAATTCTGTTATCCCATCGTCAAATACACTATAGTAATTTACAGTGAAATTAAATGCCCATTTAGGTACAGGTTTATCTTCAGTAGAATCAAACAAAAATCCAAAATGCTGAAACTCTGTAAATGTAATATCTTGTTTTTCAGGTACTGTTATGTCTTCAGGTTGTGAGCGCAATGATATAACTTGCAGTACTGTGTCAAAATTACATTGACGGTTTCTATCATTATTCCATCGCTTCAAAGCATTCTCATCTAAGTTAGATGGTGGTTTTCTATTTAATACACCAGTATTTGTAATATCAAATAATGTGTGGCATCTAATTTTAGTAGTCATGCTGTATTTATTGAAAATAGGTGAATTAGAATATTAAGTTATAGCCACAAAAAAACCCGAGAGACTCGGGTTTTTTAAGTAAACTAAAGATTAGTTTGTGAAAGTTGCACCGTTAGATGTTGTCCCGCCTGTTGCAGTATCCAATGTACCTGTTGTCCAAGCACCTGTTGGGTATACTGCAATTGCTAGAGTGTCAGTAGAGGCGTCTGTAACTTCATAGATGTATACAGTAGCTAATTGCTGAATTGCATCCATAGCTCCCTTTAATACTGCGCCGCTAGTAGCCACATTAGCTAAAGCGATAGTAAAAAAGTCTAATTTAGGACCTTGTGGTTGAACTGTGGCTGCCGATGTAGCTGCGTTAACTGCGCCAACTGTATAGCTAGCTGTGTCATAATTCATTACTGGCTTAAAGTCGCCATGTGTACGTGTTGTTGATGCCATGATATTTTTCCTTTAAAAGTATGAGTCATATAGACTCTACTTTTATTTATGCCAGGTACAAAAAAATGTTGGTTTTGGGTTAACTTTAGCCACGTCCAGCTAAGTGCTGTGCGCTAAAACCACCCAAACGGTCTACATATTTGACACCGTGTGCTACATAGCCTTCTTGGCTCTCTGCACCACCCTGTAAGTATCCCTTGACTGGACTTTGCTTCCCAGCAATGTCTAAGTCATTATATATGTGCATTTTTAACTTGTATATCTCACCCCAAACTCTATACAAATATAGCATACCTTTTTGATTAGCTTGGATGTGATTCAATATCATTTGTTTATTGTTATCTGTCATCTTTGCAGTAGCTAATTTTGTTTGAACATAGTTCATAAAATCTTTACCCATCATCTTTAATGCATTATTGATAACAGCATCACGTTGTTTGGGTGTTTGACTAGCACTTAAGCTAGGTGCAATCTTTCGTACTTCATAGTTAATATAGCTGGTAAGAAATCCACGGAAAGCATCATTTGTTGTTTTGTTGGCTAAGGGTATTCCAGCTACAAACTTGTCAATGCTAGGAGCTAGTGGTGCTAACATTTTCTTAACTCGTTCAATAGCATCATCCCATCCTCCGGAATTCATTTCAGGAGTGATTGCCATCTTACTAGGAAGTATAGCTATACTAGACTTTGGTGGAACTTGAAGTTGTCCTAAGCTACCATTGAGTGATTGTGCAAAATCAGTTGCTTTGTACGTTTCTTTTTTACCCTGTCGTCTAGCTTCTTGTGTAGCTTCTATTGCTTTTTGATGTGCATCAGCAGGTATGAACTGATGTATAGCTATACCAGCACGTTTACCTGTTATGTGTTGTTTTGCAAAATCACTATTTGCTTGAATCTTGTACTCAATACCTGTAGGATTAGGTCTAAAAATATAGAATCCATTTGTGTCTGCTAACGGAGCACCAAACAGTACATCACCCCAATAATACCCTAGTGTTTTAGGAGTTGCTTTTTGTAATCCAGGCCATAGATTAGTAACATCCTGTATCATAGTACCCCTGTCTACACCTCTGTTAACATCATATTGTGCAAACTGTTTAGGGCTGAATACATTTCTACCACTGTCATCTACTTTGTCAAACATATGCTTGTCCATGACTCTGAATTTACCATCAGGACCGTATCCAAATATCAATGCAGGACTACCGTCCCATTTGATTGTAGCTTGATCTGGCTGTTGTATAGTAGCTGTCATGTGTTTCAATGCGGTATCTAGCCCTCGACTACCTTGCATGATAACAATATCTTCAGGATGCGTTAAATGGGCTTTGGCTAATTCAGCCTCAGTCAATAGTAGTGCTGAAAGTTTATCAACAATGTTACTTAGATCCATTATCTTCTCTTAAACTTTTTAGACTCTTTTGGTTGTATATCACTAACATCTTGTGGTCTACTACCTGGACGGTATGCTTTTGAAATAGATGGATCTCTAGGTAAATTAGATTTCATTTTACGTGACAATTCATCGGCAGCTTTATTATATCCCGGCATTGATTGTTCAGCATCTTTAGGGGGTGTAGTAGACTGAGTACTTGTTGGTCTAGTATTTTGTTGTGTTCCTTGATCGCCGGGATAAGGTGTACCTTTAGTTCCGGCTGCGCTTGAACCACCTATACCTGAAGTTAAATCTTTGATTACATGAGCATATCTTGAGGCATCTTTTCTGCTTAGTAGATACGCAACATCTCGTAAAATCTTGTCTAAATCACTAGCTGAATTTGGTGTCCTATATAGTTGACCCAATGCATCCATTATCTTCTCAGCAGTTACACTAGTTTGATTAGGTGTACTAGTTGAAGCTTCGGGTTTGGCATTTATTTGTTTATTTAGAGGTGCGACCGGTGAAGTGAGTGCAGGAGAATTTTTTGAATTAGGTGTCGTTGGTCCTGTTGGGCTAGGTGTTGTAGGACCAGTAGGTGTCGTAGGGCTAGGTGTTGTAGGACCAGTAGGTTGAGTTGGTGCACCACCTCCACCACGTCTCGGAGTAGATCCACCTGAAGCTTCTGGTGCACCACCAGTTTTTCTAGAGTCACGGTATTTGTCTGCTAATATATACATATAATTAGCAACTTTTTGTAAAGATCCTGCGCCTGGATTAGGTCCGGCTTGTGTAGAAAGTTTAGTTAAATTCTCTATTTCTATAGGAGTTAAATTCCAACCATATTGTGCGGCATATGTTTTTAAATAATCATCTAAATCAAATCCACCTACTCCTGCACTTTTTGAAGATTTAACATTTAATGCTAATTGATTGGCAAATTTCTTTATGAAATTATTTTTAAGTGCAGCCTGTTGACCAGTCTGACCATATAATCCACCGCCAGTTACTTTATATAAACCGGATTTAATTGTATCGGCTAGGTCTTCTTTAACAACTGGTCTAATCTCACTGATTTTCATCATTTTTCCTTATACTTTTAGAAAATCTGCTCTTATCACGTGATTTAATAGCACTTAATAGTTTTTTCTCTAAAATAGATGCTTTTTCATTATCATAGTTCTTACCTATCATTTCTAATAAGTTGATAGCACTGGTAATAATATGCTCGGCACGACTCTCAATGAGGTACTTAGTATCTTTTTGATCGCCAATGGCTTGTAGTTCTTCTAACAGGCTACGTGTCTTTTTTTGCATAATGCAGATTCCCTATTGAGTATTTATCACTTTTTAAGATTGTTCAACATTGATTTTAATTTACTGCCCTGAACATCTGCCATAACACGATTTGTAACTGGTTCTAATTCTGATTCTATTTTATTATTAAATTCAACATTATTGTCAACTACAGTAGATTGAGTCCGTAATTTACTCATAATGTCATTGGGACTTGAATGAGATTGTTGCTTATCCCCATATCCCTCAGGATCGCTATCTGTGATACGCATGGTATCAATACTATATTCTAAATCAATTTTCTGACCTACGCCTGTTGAGCTACGTGATTTCATGCATTGAATCTGATACTTCCCACGCTCACGCATACTACGACTTGTAAAGATACCAAACACATTATCTGCTGTATTAATCTTACTGATACCACCTGCAATGTGACTATGATCGAACTCAATTTCTTCAACAGCACTACGATTTAACTGAGATGCTGTGACCATAAGAATACCTAATTCTTTTGCTAAATTACGTAATTCTTCTGAAACATATTTGTCTTTAATAAACTGATCGTTAGGATTAACTTTGACTGATACAGGCATAACGAGATCCAAATAGTCAATCATTACAAAGTCAACTTTGATTCCTGTCTGAATCTGAACTTCTTTCAAATATGAACGAATGTCATTAACATTACTTTGTGCAGGCAAACCTTTGACACGATATTGTCCTGACTTCTTACCTACCATCTTAACTCTAAGTTCAGTGCCCTCAATATCTTTACGAATATCTCGGGTACTCATACTTGTTAACATTGCATCTGTACGCAATGACGTTAGTTCTTCGCTAAGTTCCAATGAAACATAAACACCACTTAATCCTTGTTGTAACCAGTTCAATGCAATGTTCATCATGACCAATGATTTACCTGAACCTGAGCCACCTGCAAAGATATTCAATTCACCACGACTAAAGCCACCATACAACAATCTATCCATCTGGGGCCAACCTGTACTAACTTGTCCACCTGCATTAAAATATTTGTTGATACGACTTTTAGGATCAGCGAAATAATCTGTACCCATGTCTCTTTGCAAACTGATTTGTACCGCATCTTTGATTAGTTTCTCAACAGGACCAAAATCTCCCTTCTCAAGCATATCGGCTGACTTAAGAATTGCACGTTCTAGTTCTTGTCGTTTAGTAAAGGATTCAAATTCTTCTAAGAACCATTCTGTATGTTTTTCTCCGAATTCTTCGATTAGTGCAATGTCCATTCCTGTTGTTGCTTTAATCTGTGATATATCCGGAAGTATACTATACTTCTCGCTGTATTCTTTCATAAACTCAGCGACTGGTCTTATCGATTTATCAAAGTTGTCAGCATTCATAATGTTCATAACTCGGGTATACAATTCCGAATTAGTTAACATCATCTGCAAAAACAATCTTTGTACGTCTACGTTATAGTCCTTTAGCAATTTTCTTCCTGTTCATTTCTATTTTAATTTTACTATTTGTTGCACTCTGTAGTATACTCATTAGGGTTGGTAACTTCCCATATCTTACTACAGCATCATTAACATCTTTGATATCAGCTTCCCAATTAGGTAAGCTAACTTGATAACCCAATTCTAATGCTCTGTCACACATCTTTAGTCCTGTCTTATCTCTGTCAGGAACTACAATAATTTGTTTATTTAATGTTGATATTAATTGTGCTTGGTCATTGCTAATGTCATCGTGCATAACTGCGATACCGTCAATGCTTAATGCGTCAAATATACCTTCTGTCAATATACACGCACTCCATTGATTCTTCTGTATATCAATATTGAATACGTAACCGGGTTGTTGTTCGTTAATGTATTTGGGGATTTTGTTGTCTAAGAATCTACTAGTGTGACCAACGATTTTATTCTTATATGTATAAGGGATAACAATACGTTGTGACATTCTACCAAACTCACGAGGAGTTACTAAGAAGGGGTAGTCATTATAATTTATCTTGCGTTTACTTAGATAGTCTATGTATACTTTGTGCGCTGGATTATTAGGATCAATCAAATCACCATCAGGCAATTGATGATCCTTGAATTTCATTTTGAAATTTATTCGTTTGGGCTGAGTGAAATCTAATATGTCTTTATGTGCTAGACTTTCTAAGCTCCACTTTTGTATTTGGTCAGTATCAACACCTAACCATGTTAGTAGTTGTTTTGCTTTAGGGGTAATTGTTTTACCTAATGTAAAGTTACAGCTAAAGCTACAGTTAAAACAATGATAGGTCCAATTAGTAGGGCCATCGAATTTAATTCCGCCCCTATGACGTTTATCCTGTTTATGACCACGATGACTACAACACGCCGCATTGAAGCTGTACCAACCACTGTGTGTTAGTTTACGTTTACCCGGTATCAGAGATAGAATATCAAACATACTAGTATTGTAGCATGTTTTTAGATGTAAGTCAATTTTTAACGGACAACCAGACTAGTAATATCACCAGTTGTTACGTTAGCATATTGTGCCCTTACGTAAGGATGGTATCCCTCACATAAGAAATATAAACTTTCGGTTGCGTTTGCAAATGTATTTGCTTCGTGTATGTTATACCAATCACCATTTGGGATAGTAGATCCTTGTATTACTACATCGCCGGTAAAGTTGTCCAATGACATTTGCACACCCAATATATCTGTGAATAATGGATTGTCGTATGTGCTGAATACACTGCTGTAGAATGTTACACCTACATTGCTTATGGGTGCGTGACTTGGGATAGTTACAGGAATAGTATTAATATATCCTGGTAATACACTATCAATAACTTTTACTGTACCACGTGCATTTGCATCGGGACTAACAAAGGCAGCTGTATGTGCAGTTCCCTCTACTACCTCTAGTGAATAGAAACACATTTGAGGTTCTACATCTACAATATCAGTAGCATCTAGCTCTAATTGAGTTATACCAGTCAATGGCAATAAATTGGTTAATTGCTTACTAAAATATACCATAGAACCATCATATTTGATAAGTCTAAAAGAGATAGTTTTACCGGTAATATTTACTGGTTTCTGTTCTTGGTTTAGGAACTGAAACTGAATCTTGTTTTCCACGCCCTTGTTTAGGGTTAAATCTTTTGCATACACGATATCATATCTCCTATTGCTAGAGCCGGAATACAACACTACTGTTTGACGTTGTGTGTAATAATAAACATTTGTTGAATACAAAATGAGACTCCTTTATCATATTTATGACAAATAATATAAAGACATTTTTGCCCGAATAAATACTTCCGAGAACTAAATAAATGCTTCATAACGACTTTTTCAAACGACTAACCGAGAACCACCCCTTTATAACGGTCTGCTCATACGCAGGCCAAGATTATGTAGGCATAGTTCAAAATAGAGATGATGTAGTAACTACCATCTACGACTATGGATCTATTATAGACCAAGTAATACGAGAAAAATTCCTAGAACTAGGGGATATATGGTGGTGGGAATCTAATAGATTAGTGCCCATTAATATGTTCTTAAAAGAAGATTGGATGATCTTTAAACCCTATCTAAGAACATTTAACAATAAGAGTCTGACTATATT